AACGGATGATATAGATTTTAACATCCAAAGACTGGGACTGTGGTTAAAATATAATCAAAAATCGGCGATTAGTAAAACAGAGTGGGAATCACTGGCGATCGCATCAAAACCAAAATTAAAAGGAGAACTTTTTGTTGGGGTTAAATATGGACATGATGGACAGCATGTTGCGATGTCGGTAGCATCAAAAACGAATGAAGGAAAAATTTTCGTCGAAGCACTCGACTGCAGAACAATCCGCGAAGGGAACGACTGGATACTGTCATACATTGCGGAAATGAAACCCAAAACGGTAGTTGTAGACGGAGCGAACGGGCAGCATATACTCGAAAAAGACATGAAAGATGCAAAAATGAAAGCACCAACCCTGCCAACTGTAAAAGAAATTATAGGAGCAAACGCGACTTTTGAACAAGGACTGTTTAAAGGAAATATCTGTCATTCCAACCAAGCATCGTTAACACAGTCTGTAAGCAACAGCGAAAAAAGGGCGATAGGATCAAACGGAGGATTCGGATACAGATCATTAAAAGAAGGGGTTGAAATCGCGCTGCTTGACAGTGTGATCCTTGCATACTGGAAATGCACAGAAACAAAGGAACGAAAAAAACAGATAGCAAGATATTAAAAAGACGCTGGAAACAGCGCTTTTTTAATATACAAAAATACCAAAACCACCGGATTAAGCGGGGAAAGGAGAACAAAAAAATGAGTGATTTTGAAGCTATTGAAACGCGAGAACAGTTCGAGGAGGCTGTGAAAGATCGGCTGGAACAGGAAAGAGAAACGGTAAGAAGGGAATTTAGCGGATACTTATCACCGGAAGCTGTGGAAGAGAAGTACAAAGAGTACTTATCACCGAAAGATGCAGAAGAGAAGTACAAAGGGTATTTATCCCCGGAAGATGCGGCAAACAAAGACGCCGCGATCGCAAAGTACGAAAAAGAATCGAAAAGGGTAAAAGTAGCAATGGAAAACGGAATTCCATACGAACTTGCAGGGAAGTTGTCAGGGGAAACAGAAGACGAAATGAAGAAAGATGCGGAAGCCTTTTCTAAATTTTTGAAGGGAAAAACCACATACCCGAACTTTACACGAGACACAGACAATAAAGACGACTCGATCAGAGAAGCAACGAAAAAAATGTTAAACAATTTGAAAGGAGAATAAGAACATGGCAACAGGAAGGGAAAATTTATTTGACGCGGTACTTGTAAAAGATCTAATGAACAAAGTAAAGGGAAAATCATCTTTAGCGGTTTTATCGGGACAGACGCCGATCCCATTCAACGGACTGAAAGAATTTATTTTCTCAATGGACAATGAGATTGATATTGTAGCAGAAAACGGGAAAAAGTCAGAGGGCGGCATTACTGTAGATCCGGTAAAAATCGTACCGATCAAATTCGAGTACGGAGCGAGAGTCTCGGACGAATTTTTGTACGCGACAGAAGAGGAACAGCTTGATATTTTAACAGCGTTTAACAATGGTTTTGCGGCAAAAGTAGCGAAAGGCTTTGACCTGGCAGCATTTCACGGCATCAACCCACGGACGGGCAAAGCATCAACAGTTGTAGGCACGAATCACTTTGACAGTAAAGTAACACAAAAAGTCAAATATACAAAAGGAACGCCGGATACAAATTTGGACGCGGCGATTGCAATGGTGCAGGGATCAGACGGAGACGTTACAGGAATGGCGCTGTCAAATACATTCGGGGCAGACATGGCAACGGTAAAGGAAAACGGAGTCAGACAGTACCCGGAATTTCGGTTTGGAGCATCGCCGGAATCTCTCGGAGGAATGAAAACAAGTGTAAATAAGACCGTATACAACGACACTGTGAAAGATCACGCAATCGTGGGCGATTTTTTCAGCGCTTTCAAGTGGGGGTTCTCGAAAGAAATCCCTTTGGAGATCATTAAATATGGCGATCCGGACAACACAGGAAAAGACTTAAAAGGTTACAACCAGGTTTACATTCGCGCAGAAGTCTATCTCGGATGGGGCATTCTTGTGCCGGAATATTTCGCGAGGGTGGTAGACGAAACTTGATATACAGAAACAAACGGACAGGGAATGTGATCGAAACACAGTGCGAACTGAAGGGCGGAGACTGGGAGGCGGAAAAGCCGCCCAGATCCGCCCCTAAAAAGAGAAAGACGGTGAAAAAAGATGAATAACTTTGCTAAGATTGAAGACGTTGAAAAACTGTGGAGATCGCTGACGGAAGACGAAAAAGAGCGCGCAAAAAACTTACTGCCAATAGTAGAGGATAGCTTGAGAATGGAAGCCGATAAGGTAGGGAAAAACCTTGATCGAATGATAGAAGAAAAACCATATTTAGAAAATGTTGCAAAGTCTGTAGTTGTAGATGTGGTAGCGCGCACACTTATGACGTCAACGGACACAGAGCCGATGACGCAGCGGTCGGAATCGGCTCTGGGCTATTCTGTTTCGGGGACATACTTAGTACCGGGAGGAGGCTTATTTATTAAAAAAAGTGAGTTAGCAAGGCTCGGACTAAAGCGACAAAGAATAGGAGTGATCGATCTATATGACGATGATAAAAGGGATCACAGTAACGCTCTATGAAAAAGAAAAAATAAACGAAGACGCCTTCGGAAAGCCGATCTACAAAGAAACGCCGATAAAAGTCAAAAATGTACTTGTAGCCCCCACGAACACATCAGAAATTTTGGATACGCTGAACTTAACAGGGAAAAAGGCAGTCTACACGATCGCAATACCCAAAGGGGATGAACACGTGTGGGAAGACAACAAAGTAGAATTTTTCGGAGAAACTTGGAAAGTGATAGGGCTTCCACAGCAGGGGATTGAACACAATATACCGCTGGAATGGAATCAAAAGTGGATGGTAGAGCGATATGGGTAAGAAAGTAAAAATTGTTTTGAACAGAAAAGGAATCACAGCACTATTGCGATCGGAAGAGATGCGCGCAAACATACAAAAACACGCGGAACAAATTGCCGGAGCATCCGGCGGAACAGTCGAGACATATGTAGCGCAAACAAGGGCGGTTGCGGAAGTAACAGGAGACGACGGAAACAACAGCTTATTAAAGGCGGTGGGAAAATGATCGAAGAAATCGTAAGAGAACACCTAAAAACGATTCTGGACGTACCGGTGTTAATGGAAGAGGAAAACGAGGAAAAGAAATATATCTTGATCGAAAAGACTGGAGGAAGCGAAGCGGATTATATTAAACACGCAACGCTGGCAATCCAGTCTTTTTCTACACCGCTCTACTCCGCGGCTGAATTAAACGAAGAAGTAAAGAAAGCAATGAAACGAATCGCAGAAAGAGATGACGTTTGCAGGTGCGAACTAAACAGTGACTACAATTACACGGATACAAAAAGAAAAAAACAGATATCAAGCTGTATTTAACATAGCGTACTACTGAAAGGAGAAAGAAAAATGTCAGATGTGAACAATGTAAGTGCAGGAAAACCCAAAATAGGAGGAGCAGTCTTCGTAGCGCCGATTGGAACAGAGCTGCCGAAAGATGTAACGACACAACTTAACGCGGCTTTTAAGGGACTTGGATATTGCTCTGACGATGGGATAACAAACACAAACAGCCCGGAAACGGAAGAACAAAAGGCATGGGGCGGAGATACAGTGCTGAACATGCAGGCAAGCAAAGCAGATACGTTTAAATTAAAGCTCTTGGAAGTGCTGAATGTAGATGTATTAAAAACAGTGTACGGGGAAAACAACGTAACGGGAACGATAGAAGACGGAATAACAATTAAAGCAAACAACAGTGAGACAGAACAAGTATCTTGGGTATTTGACATGATACTAAAAGGAGCGGTGAAAAGAATTGTAATTCCGCAAGCAAGCATCTCAGAGCTAGGGGATATTGTATACAAAGACAACGAGGCAACGGGATACGAATTGACAATCGCAGCAGTCGCAGACAAGACGGGAAATACACACTACGAATATATTAAAAAAGCAGGATCGGAGGTAATGAAAAATGATTAAAGGAACAACAAAAAGCGGGTTTGACTATACAGTACAAGAAGAAGCATTAGACGATTACGAACTGCTTGAAGAATTACGGGAAATAGACAAAGGAAACACAAGTCTGGTAGTAGACGCAATAGAAAAAATCATTGGACCAGAACAAAAGGAACAATTAAAAGAACATGTGAGAGACGAAGCGGGAAGAGTGTCGATAAAACGAATGTTTGATGAAATCGGGGAGATTTTAAGAGGAAACCAAGAGGGAAAAAACTCTTGATCCTCGTTTGTATGCTAAACACAGACGAGGAGGCGCTCGTATGCGATTTTGCGGAAACGTATCGGATTTATAACTATAAAGAGATACCGTGTAAAATGGCGGCGATATATGCAAAAGGTTTAAAAGAAAACGCGAGAATAAAAATGAAATTGGCAGGCGTTAAAGTTACGCTGGAAGATATGCTATTGGCATCTATCGCAGATCATACAAAATTGCTGACATGGATGCAAACAGAAGATGCGCGTAAAGGAAGAAACAGACCCAAAACGATATTACCGAGACTACTTGGCGAAGAAGAACGAAAAATCATATCGTTTGAAACTGGGGAAGAGTTTGAGAAAGAATGGAAACGGCTGACAGAAAAGGGGTGAAATAGTGGAAAAGACAGAACTTGCGAAGGCGTATGTGCAAATTATACCGTCCGCAAAAGGGATAGGCGGAATGCTGCAAAACGAAGTAGGCGGAGAAACGGATGCGGCAGGAAAATCGCTCGGAGGCAGAATCGGCGGAGCGATCAAAGTCGCTGTAATCGCGGCGGGGATCGGAAAAGCCATTTCTGCGTCAATCAGCGAAGGTGCAGAACTAGAGCAAAGCATAGGCGGAATCGAAACACTATTTAAAGACAGTGCAGAGAAAGTAAAACAAAACGCTGCGAACGCCTACAAGACGGCTGGGATGAGCGCAAACGAATACATGCAGTTAACAACAAGCTTCTCCGCGAGTCTGTTACAAAGTTTAGGAAATGATACAGCTAAAGCGGCAGATGTGGCAGATATGGCAATGACAGACATGTCCGATAACATGAACAAAATGGGATCGAACATGGAGGATATCAAAAACGCATATCAAGGCTTTGCAAAGCAAAACTACACAATGCTGGACAACCTAAAACTAGGATACGGCGGCACAAAAACGGAAATGGAGCGGCTGCTTGCGGATGCGGAAAAAATCACAGGAGTAAAGTATGATATCAATAATTTATCAGACGTATACTCGGCGATTCATGTAATACAAGGAGAGCTTGGAATTACAGGAACAACGGCGAAAGAAGCGGCAACAACACTGTCGGGGTCTTTGGCATCCATGAAAGCGGCGTTTAAAAATCTGCTCGGGAATATTGCGATAGGAGAGGACGTTACAGATGAATTGAAACAGGTCGGAGAAACGGTCGTTACATTCTTGACAGGTAACTTAATACCGATGATCGGAAATGTACTGGCGTCAATTCCTGATTTGCTCGGAAAGGATTTTGCAGCGGCAGGGCTGAACATGATCGCAGAGAACAGCGATCAAATATTGGAATCAGGAGTTTCGTTCGTGACGTCGCTTGTAACAGGAATTATAACAGCGCTTCCGTACCTTGCGGAGGCGGCGCTGAACTTGGTAGCATCTTTTGCAAATGCGATTTTAACGATGGATTGGCTGCTTGTTGCACAAAATCTGATAACGGGATTAAAAACGGGATTGGAGACAGCGGCGGTTGAAACACTGGGAACAGATACAAATATAGTAGACACGATCATGACGGGAATGCAGTCGATGCTTCCGACGATAATGCAAAAGGGAGCGGAGCTTATTTTAAATCTTGTCAACGGTATTATAACGAATTTGCCGCAGATTGCATCAGCGGCAGGAAGTGCAATTATACAATATGTAGCAGCAATAGGGAGAAACCTGCCGTCTGTATTACAAAGCGGAATCGAAATCATCGGGAAATTAGCTGCGGGATTAATACAGGCAATACCGAAATTGATCGCACAAATACCAACGATCATAACGAACATAAAAAATGAGTTTTTATCCGTGGACTGGGGAAAAATCGGGTTAAATATCATAAAAGGAATCGCGAACGGATTAGCAAATGCAGCAGGCGCATTGTGGGACGCGGTAAAAAGTGCGCTGGGAGACTTTAAAGACAACATATTAGGCTTCTTCGGGATTCATTCGCCTTCGCGCTGGGGAGAATACGTAGGTAATATGATCGATCAAGGAATTGCAAACGGAATTTCGGGCGATGCGAAATTAGTAACAGACTCCGCGAACCTTGTAAAAAAAGCTGCATATGACCCATTGACAACAGATCTATCATATACGACAAACATCGGAAAAATAGGGAACGAAAACGGGCGACGCGGAATTGAAGAAAGACTGGATGCACTAGAAGAAGTGCTGATTACTATAGCAGGGAAAAAGCAAGAAGTTACAATGCTTCTAGACAGACGAGAATTAGGCAGAGCTTTGTTGGAAGTATAAAGGTAAAGCA